GGCATTATTGCTTCTGGGCCTGCTTCGCCCATCAGACCTGTTCCTTTGGAAAATGGGAAAAGAGTAGGTTTGTTTACAACGCCACCTCTTGCAAATTTTTTAATTCCATTTTGTGCGTAAACATTCCCATTAGCGTTTCCAAGAACACCATCAAGCCAGTTTCCAAAAGGAGCCATTATTGTTTTTCTAATAAATATCCTTGTAATATCAGCCAATATTGAACGAGCAAGATCATTAAAAGCAAGCTTTCCTGTCATAACGAAGTTGACAAGAGCATCCTCCATTCCTTTTAAAGCGTTAGTCATTGCATCTTTTACTTGTGTTCCTACGTCAGCAGCTTTCTTTGCATACTCAGATAAGGCTTCTTTCATTCCAGCGACAGCAGACTTTGTTGTATCAGGTTCGCCTCCAAGTCCATTGACATTGTTGGTTGAGCCGCCGCCTAATATGTTTGATTTATCAATTGTTTCTTTTGCAGAAGCAACTACATTCTTAGTGACTTCTTTTCCTTTTGTAACTCCTTTATCAATAATATCTTTTGCATCTGAAATGACCTCACTTGCTTTGTCTGAAACGTCTACAACTATTTCTCCTAGTTTGTTATAAGCGGCTAATTGGCCTCCAAATATTTTACCTATAATTGGAATCTTTGATAATTTTGTAAGAGTTTTAATTATAAATTCATTAATCATTTTTATAAAGTTTTTTCCAATATCTAAAATATTTTTTATCACTGTATTTCTAAAATTAATTATATTTTTTAAGAGGTTAACCAATCCCTGTCTTAGTTTTGGAAAGGCAAGGAGCAATCCAGCAATAGCAGTAACTCCGATAATCGCCCATCCAAAGGGATTAGTAGCAAGGAATAATAAAGCTGCTTTTGTTGCTACTCCGAAACCAGTAGCCACTCCAATCGTTGCCGTCTTTAACGCTACAAACATAGATAAACCAGATAAAGTCTTAAACGCTATCAACGCAGTTGCAAATCCAGCAGCAGCTAATCCAGCAGCAGCGAAACCACTAGCAATTCTTTTTACTGGCCCTGGTAGTTTTTGAGCAGCAGAAATGACAGCATTTAAAGCCTGAGCAACAGGATATAAAGCAGCCATAAAAATTGTTCCTATTTGATTAGTAACAATTTGAAAGTTTCCTCCTAATATTTTCATTTCTCGTCCAAAACTTGCCATTGCAGCATGTGTAACAGCCGTTTCACCTCCACTCATTCTTATCGTTTCAAAAAGTTCTTTTAATCTTTCGTCAGAGGTGTTTATCAGTGCTAAGAACTTTTGACCTTGCGCTCCAAATAAAGCTTTTGACAACTCAGCTTGCTCACCCTTTCCTCTACCTTCCATACTTTCTTTTAAAGAGAGTATGACTTGATCCATTGACTTCAAATTACCTGCCTCGTCTAATACATTCGCTCCCATTTCTTTCATCGCCTTAGTAAGCATTTTGCTTCCTTTTGTTATATTTAGAAGCTCTCCATCAGCACCAGAAGCTGCTATTTGTAATCGACTTAAACCTGTTTGCAAGAAAGTTCCTGCTTCACTAGCTTTAATACCGTTGTCTGCTAAAAGAGCAATCGTGGCAGCAGTATCATTAACTGTTAAACCAAATGCCCTTGCTATAGGCGCACCATATTTTAATGACTCACCTAAATCAGAAACTGTTTGATTAGAACTATTCGCCGCAGCGACAAGAATATCAATCATTGCAGACGTATCTTTAGTCTCTAATCCAAAAGCTCTTAAATTATTTGAAGCTATTGAACCCATCTCTGCGAAAGCCACATCAGTCGCTTCAGCACCCTTTACTATTGCTAATAATGAGTCTTGTATCTCATCAGCGTCAAAACCTGCTCTAGCAAGAGTAGTAGCCAGTTCAGCTACTTCTGTAGGAGTTCCAGCAGCAACAGCCGCAGTATCTTCAACGGCTGATTTTATTCGACCAAAATTCGCACCTTTGCCTTCAATAGCAGCCGCTTTCTTTAATTGCTCGTCATAAGTACTAGCAGTAGAGATAGTTCCTTTTATAGCCCTACCAATTCCAATACCTGCAACTAAAGTTGCTATGTTTGCTCCAGTCTTAGAAGCTTGACCGTCTAAACCTTTTAACTTTCCTTTCAACCGATCTATTTCATTGCCTAATCGTTTGTAAGACTTGCTTCCAATCTCAGTCCTACTCCTAAGAGTTTGTAAAGCTCGAACATGTTGCTTTAAACCTCTTGTCGTATTACCTGCGGCTCTTGCCATCCTATTTATCTCAATATTCATCTTGCCCAACTGGGCTTTTGACATCTTTGAAGATGTTTGAAGTCCTCTTAATTCTCTTTTGAATTGAGTTACACTTTTTGCGCCTTCAACTTTGGCTTTAAGTTTAAAGGTAGTGTCTAAGTTCATTGCCATAGTTATTCCTTAGCGTCTTTATTTAAAATGTCCAAAGCTGTTCTTTCCATAAGCTGAAAATCTTCAAAGACAGATTTAGGATCTTTTACTTCATACATTCTAAACACCCATTCACATACAGCATAATCTAATCCAATAACTCCTCCCATTGTTGTTCTCCATTGAGTCATAACTTTAGAAAATAACAAAACACTCTCCCAATTTTCTTCGTAAACTTCAAAACTTTCTTCTGGCTCTGGTTCTGGAAAGTTTTTTACTCCTAAAGCAATAGCATCTTTATGTGACTCATCAATAGTTCTGGAGCCTAACAAATGTTTGACGGCTCCAATTAGTTTTTTGCTTTACTACCTTGAACACCTTTAAAGAAAGCAATTAATATTGCAGCACCAAGCATAGGCATTTCAAGAAGTTTATCTAAATTTTTTTTATTAAAAGGAACTTCTACTTCATTACCATCTTTGTCTAATTCAGTTATTTGTGACCATCCAACTAAAACTTCTCTAACAACTTCTTCATCTTCAATTTGATTTTTCTCCCCCATCTTTCCTACTTTTATTAAATAGGATTGAGGCATCCTTTTGAATTTCGCAATAAAATCTACTTTTTGAAATTCACCATCTTCAGGATATTCATATTCAACAGGCCAAGTATATGTTTTTGATTTGCTTAGATTTAAAGCCATGTGATGCGTGAGCTATGTAACGCACAGCATAGTCAATAATCTATGTATATACAATCGAGACTTCATCATTTCCCGCATTAGGAACAGCCGTGTATGGGATCTCAAGCATGACCACACCATCATTATCTGCATAAGTCAAAGCACCTAAATCAGATTGAGGACAGCTAACTGTGACCTTGTTCCCTGCTGTTGTTCCATGAAGGAAGGTGTTATTTCCTTTTGTTGCTCCAGCAGCGATAGTAAAGAAATCTTTGGTAGCAATAGTAGGAGCTTCAATACTTAAAGTTCCTGAAGGCGCACGATCTAGCAGTTCAACAGTTTTTGTTCCTCCTACTAATTCACGATAAATGACTTCGTTATTCATATCTAAAGACCAAGCTTGCAAAGCACCTGCATGACCATGTATTTGGAAAGCAGAAGTATTGCCTGATTTGAAAAGCAAAGGATCAGCCTGCGCCCCATAGTTAGTCGTAGGTATGGCAACGTCTGTCGGAGTAACGTAAACTCCAGTCATAGTGAAGCTGATTGTTGGGATAGCTCCTGTCTCACAGGATATGCTCATAGTCCCTCGACAATTTGTAATCTTATGTAATATTCCGTCAGTGTTGTAATAGATAGAACAACTTGACATTGCAGCCGAGACAGGAGCATAAGTAACGCTTGTACTACTAGCTACTGTCTCAGAAAAGCCACAACTTTTAAGAAGAGGGCCATAGCGAGGTGCTGTTCCTGCTGTCCCACTTCCAGCTAATTCACATTCCGCAGTTATTTGTACTCTTGTGTTCGCTAATAATGTTTCAAAGTTACCTAAATAGCCACGAACCAGATTACGAGTGACCTCATCACTTTGAATTGGTTCAATAGTAAGTTCTCTTACTTTGATAGCATTAGCCGAACCAGGAACTGAATCTGTTCCAACTGTGCTTTCAATTTTTGCAAGGATAGTACGCTTGCGATAGAGCTTAGGCATCTTCTAGTTCCTCAGTGGCAGAATCAGTGGTTTGCTCGGCTGTTTGAGTCTGCTCAACGAGCTTTCTCTTGCCAGTTTTGAGATCAAGGATGTATGAACCACCTTGACCTTCATATTCATCTACTATCTTAGCGGTCATTAGCTTGTTAAGTCAGATGTAGAAGTTTGATATTGAATAATATAATCCATGCTGACAATTCCGCTTGCTTGATCTGCATCAACTAATTCCCATGTCACGTTTGAGGCTGTTATATCCATCGCTTTATTGTTTAAAGTTGCATCAGTACAAAGCTTAGAATGAACAGATTCAACAATAGGATCAGCAACTTTATCTGCGCTATTAGCAGCCGTTCCTTTAACTAAAATGCTTACACGAATCCTTAATGACCATTGATATGTGCTTATTGATAAAGAAGGCGTGTCATTTAAAGGCTCAACAATTAAGCAAGGCATTTCACCCTTTGTTAAAGGTGTAACTCTTGATCTATATATACGACTACCAACATTTGTTGTCCCAGCTAAAGTAGTAATAACTTGAGCTAAAATAGCTTCTCTTTTTGTTGTCATGGCTTGCTCAACATAACTTCAACAAAACTTCCATCATCTACCAACCTTGTAGACCTTACTTCAAAAGTATCAGTAGAACCATTTAATTCAATAGTTAAAGTATTACCTGAGACTAAACTTCCCATCTCAGAAGCTTTTCCTATTAATTGATAGTCTGTGGTTATAACCATATCTCCTGCAATTATTTGATCAGGCATCTCCAAAATACCTGTGTAAGAATTGCCGCCAAAAGCAACAGTTTTACCGAAATCAGCCAGATAAGTATCTAAATTTTCAGTGAAAGCCATAAAAAAAAAGCCCCAATTAAGGGGCTATATAATTTAGCCGTACTTCTTCAAGCCAATTGCATTGACTGAGAAAGTAAAAGTAGGTGAAGAGCCGCCGATTGTGTACTTGATTCGTACATAACGCTTTGCTTCATCTTTGTTGATGTCAAGTGTTTGAGCAGAAGCTGTGCCAGTTACTTGAGTAAAGGCGGCTCCACTTAAAGCACTAAAACTTGAGTTATCAGCAGAATCTTCAATGGTTATATCAAGAGTTGGGCTAGACCCACCTCCAGCAGCAGAATCCAAAACGAAAACTACATCACCATCGTAAGTTCTTAAATCAATTCCGCTTGTCTGACCAGTAGCTGTTCTAGCTGCTGTTGGATGACCTGCGATTAAATTAATTTTTTCGAGGTTTTGTTGAATAATAGACATTGCTATTCAGTAGGTACTGGAGCAGGAGCAGCCTTCTTAGGTGCAACCTTTTCCTTTTTTGGTGCAGTTTTAACGGCTGGCTTTTCGACTGCTTTCACAGCCTTACCAATGCCAACCAACATGTGACCAACATGATCTTCAACTTCAATGGTTGTGCCAGAGTCCTGACGGACTCCAGCGACCATTACGTTGCGAATAATGTCAACCTTCATGCTTATGTGCCGTAGCAGAACGCCCCAGGTTGCTTGACACCATAGTCAACATCCTGAAGAGCAATAATTCTAATATTGCCGCTTGTTGCACCAGCGTAAGGATCAACAGTTAAGTCAAGTCCAGACCATGTAGCAACAACAAACTGACTAAAGTCACCAAAGACAACATCATTGTTTGCAAGCTGGTTAGAAACGATAGCTTGATAGCCATTTATTTCATTACCTTCCCAAACGAATTGGGCTGTGCTTGATGCCTTTTCAGTAGACTTCAATGCGCCTCTTGCAGCAGCATTAACGAGATACTTCATAGAAGCAACATCAGCGTTAGCTGTTGCTACGTCTGTCTCCATACCGATGTACTCAGCAAAAGTTCCATAAGTAGTTATGGTTTGAGTACCAATACCTGAAGTTCCTGTAAGACCTAGAGGCTGATTAGAAGAACCTGAACCATAAAGACCAGCACGATCCAACTCAAGAGCAATTACTTTTGCTAGGTCATCTCTAACCATTGCTTCAACGTCAATACTTGACTGAAGAAGAGTTCTTCTTGTGTAGTCAACATAAGCACCAACTGTTTTTGGTGAAAGATTGACTTGGTCGAAAGCCTGTTGACTTTCTGTTGGTGAGGCTCCTTCTCCAACCCAGTAAGCGGTTGAGGTCGATGTCATTCTGGGGATCGAAATATTACCTTCAAGCCCTGTCAACATGGTCACGCCTGCCTGCATAAGAGCCATTCTTTTGCGAAGAATGTCAATAAATGAACCTGCAAGAAGGTCTGTTGCAACTAGGTTTCCACCTGCTGTTGCTGTACCTACATTCAAGTCTCTTTTCAAGACTTCATTAGGAACCATTATTCCTGCGGCTGGCTTGCCATAGGCTCTAGAAGCAGCTTCAGAAACTTCTTTTTCATAAGCAGCAGCTTCTTGAGCTTGCTTATCTGTTGGGTTTGCTAAAGCGTTTAAAGCACGAAGGAAAGAAAATCTTTGTACTTCTTTCTCTTCAAGTCCAACTTCTTTTGCTGGAGTGTTTTGGATTCGTTGTTCCACTGTAGTAATACGTTCCTCACGAAGTTCAGTGATTTTTGCACGAGCGTCTTCAATAGATGCTCCCTCGCCGTTTAATGTGCGAGCTAATTCAGGGCAATCATACTTGTCACCCATTGCTGTTATGGATTCACTCCTACTACGTTCAGCCTCAACGGCTGCCTTAGTTTGAGCTTCCACATCAATTTTTTCTTCCATTGGAGAAATCGTTGTTGTTGGACTTGGTGGGGCTTTAGCCGCCTCAGCTTCCCTCGAAGAATCGGAGGAAACTTTTTCAACTTCAGGAGATGAAGTCGTAACTTCTTCAACTGAAGTTGAAGGTGTTGATGTCATGTTAGTAGGTTCTTCAAATGTACGTCCAATTCCGACACTAGAATCAGCAGGAATACTGACTAAAGATACCTCTAATGCTGACCATTTTGTAACTAATACTTCATCTTCTCTTTCTTCTACATCATTTATCTTATAAGCAAAACTTACTTGAGAAAGTATTCCATCTTCGACATCTCTGCGTTTCTCCTGCGCTACAGGGTTTTGACTCCATTTTATTTTTGCATAACCCCTTCTATCTTTATCAATTTGTGCGCTACGAACTACACCTAAAATAACATCTCGATCATGGTTCCATAAGAAAGGGCCAGTCCCATTATTCAAACGTGAAAAGTCAGCAGCATCATCATCATGCGATAAGACTTCTTTTCCGAAATAACGCTCAACAGGTTCTTCTGAACTAAAGCTAAAATACAACTCATCACTATCAGGATTTAGTTCAATTTTTGCTTCACGAGTTTGAACTAGACTTCCACCGTTACCTCTTTGTTGAAGCTCTTCAATAGTCAAAGTTTCTGAAGATACTTCTTTTTCTTTTACTGCTTCCATCACAAATAAAACAATTTTCAATATTGTACGTCAATATATTATTTTTGGCTTGCGTTATTAAAGTATAGGTACTATACTGATGTTATGGGTAGCGATTACCCTAGACCCCTGTTTTTAAAAAAATGCAAATTGTGACCGCAAAATCCAACAAAGATGACATTGTTGGAGCTTCTATGGAAGTAATTGACGGACAGGCAGAAAGAATTACGGAACTTGAACAAAAATTCAACGCTTTGCTTTGGATTGCAGCAGTGACCGTAGTTATTGGCTACTTAGCTTAAAAACCGACCCCCGAAAGGGGGTTTTTATTTTTTCTATTTATTTACACCATGAAAAAAAAGCATTACTACAACTGGGCAAAAAAAGCCTTTGAAGCCATTGAGAAATGGAATCAAAAAATGCACGATCTTGGAGGAGAGCAAGGCGAGTACTGGAATGATGATTTGAATTGCGCCCACTCAGATTTAAGCCGAATACTTGAAGACGATGGATACGATGGGTACTGGGGCATATTTAAAGACCTAGAAAACCAAGACAAAAGCATAGAAATATGCGATAAAAGAATTGATAATCTAAAAAAAGAAATTAAAGCCTTAAAGAATAAAAAAGTACACTTGATTGACGAAAGAGAAAAAATGATAGATAGAAATAATTTAGATTACAAAAATATTGATAAAAAATTTAGTTTCCACGAAATAAAAATAGTACCTGACCCTACCTATAACACACCTGAATATCTTCCAACAAAATGAACTACAATGAATGCAAAAGTTGGGATGAAGTTGTAAAGAATCATCCAGCTATAGAAACCTACGCAATGGAAGACGAAAATGGTTTTGTAAGAATTGAACTAGCAGATGGATATGGATCTAGTGAATTTGGAGGAGGAACAGAAGAAGGAGTATATACAATTACAGAACATGCTTGGTGGTCAGAAGAACTTAGACACGCAACAGACAAAGAAAAACTTTTAGATGCTTTAAAAAGACATGACTTTAGTTACATTTTTAAAATCTAAGTAATTATTCCTCCATCTCTACATCTACAACTTTCAAATCCAAATCTAATTGAACCCCAGACTCCTTTAATTGATCCTGTTCCGATTTAATCTGCTGAATATTGTCATCTAAATCATTACCAAGCATCGAGACAATTTGACCTTTAGTGTAATAACCAGCAGCCTCTCCCATTCGATAAGCTTCTATTTCTTTCCTTGGATCTACCCATGTCCAACCTCTTGTTTGCCATTTAGGATTGATATATCTATCAACACTTAACTCATAATCTGGAAGATCCAGAACTCCATCAAGAACAGCAGCGTCTAAAAACTCTTCAAATACTCTTTGATGAAAATTATCAATCAAATAAGTTTGAAGCATTTTCCAATGCTCTCTGTCTTCTAATAAACTTAATCGTGAACTTGAATAATTTGTCTCAGAAAAATCCCTTGATATAGTTTCATAACTACATCCAAAACCACTGGCAAATCTACGAGTCTTAGACCTTATAAACATTTCATACTGCTGATCAGGACTGCTTATATTCGGAACAGTGATTTCTTCACCAGGATTTAGATATTTAAAGACACCTGCCTCCCAGTCTGTTAAACGCTGTTCATCTTCAACATCATCAGCTTCTAGTTCTCCTTCAGTTGAACTAACAAAACCCATCAAACTTGCACCTGCCCTCGCTCTGATAACAGCAGCAGTTTCGTAGCCCGACATCTGATGTAAATCATCCATCACTGAAGCAAACCAAGGCACACCACGACTTTGGCCTGGACGTTCTGGTAAGAAAAGATGTATCACATCTTTTGCATCTAAGAAGATATGTTTTTCATTTTTACTAGGATCTGCAAACCAATAATCTCCTGGGTGACGAGTCAAGAAGGCATAACGTACTGGTCTACCCCAAGAGTCAACCTCAACACCCATTCTCCATTCGTTACCTTTTTTCTTAACTGAACCTGAATAATCTTCATCTAATAAATCTGATTCAATCATCTCTAAAGCAAGGCTAACTTTACTCTTTCCAAACTTCTTTCTAACTAATCTAAAAATTACCTCACCACTTTCAGGCAAGGCTCCTGCCAACATGTTCTCCAACATGAAGAAACTCTTCTGACCAGATACATCACAAGAATCTCTTTTGCACCATTCCTTCCAACACTTCTCAATCGCATAGCATAATTTTTTATCTTTTTTCTTACCTCTTAAGGCAGGCACTTGACATTGAAGTTTTATTCCTTGTCCAATTACATTGATTTGTGTTGTCCTTTTTGCTTGTTTGGCATAAGGATTATCACGACATAATTGCCTGCTTCTATCTCTTAATTTTTTGAGACTGGTTTTTATCTCAGCATCAGCCGAGCTACTAGCAGCGACCCAATCACTGCTTAATCTTGAGATTGCAGCACCAGAATACCTTCGCTTGGAAATATCTGAACTAATTTTTTTTGGTTTTTCTGGTTCTGGATCTGCTTTAACAGGTTGGCGAAAAGCAGTCGAAAGAGGAAGTGAATCAAATAAGCCCATGTTTAACCTCTAAGTCTGATGTGTAAACTATGTGGATTTCCTAATCCATTAGCAATTTTTTCTGCTTTTTGCTCTCTAACTACTTCAGCTTTGTATTTATTCTCAAGCATGATTAAATCTGCTAAATCATATTTTTTTAAATCTCTTGATCCAATTTTATATTCTTGAACAACACCACCAGAAACAATTGTTCTTATAGCTGACTGAATAGCCTCTAAATCTTTAACCGCTTGAGATCTACCATCTACAGCACTAGGGGAACCACTATAGCTATAACTTTTTAATACCTCTAAAGAGCCAGTCCCTAAAGTTAATTTCTCACTGCCTTTGGTCGCCAACGCCTGCCAGAACCAATCTCCTTCCACAAAAGAAGCAGTGGCAGATGCAGCAATTGTTGTTTCCCATCCAGTCAAATAAGAAGTTGATGCAACCGTATGACCATTTGAGGCGTTAGTCCTCAAGTAATAAGTAAGAGTCCAGTCGGCAGAAGTTACATCATCACCAAAGACATCGGTAGTAGCGTCATCTCGCCATTTGATAGTGTCTCCTATCCTGATTTTTTTTGGAATCTTCACGATGGTTTACCACTGAGAAACAAACTTTTTGGGCTTTGAAACCCTTCTTCTCGATCTTAGCGAGCTTTCTTCTTTCTTATTATCCACTATTTCGTCCTTATTTCGCCCTCTTTCTTCTAATTGATCCCAAATTGTCCTTCTATCTTTTCTTTGATACAACCTATGAAGGCCAGCGTAAGCATAAACAAGAGTGTCTAAGGCTTCATTTCTTGCGGATGCTTTTTTAACCCATTCTCTTACTGGGAAACCTTTTACATATCTAATGACTTGTTTTTCAGCAGTTAATTGTTTGAAATATTCTTCATCTAACCCACTATGAAAATGAAGGTATCCCACTCCAACATCGTTATGTCTTAAACGTGCAAAAAGAGTTGTTTTAATAGTATCTGTTCCAACAGTAAAAAGTTCTGCTCCTTTTTTTATCGCTCGACCTTTCCAGTTAATGTCTAACTTGCTTGGCTTGCCTATAGGGGATTTACCTCTATGATTTGCACCCTTAATTGCAATCACTCCTAGCTTTCTCCTTTCTCTTGAGTATGCGTAAACCTCGTTAGTAAAATGACCACCTGAGTCAATAGCAATTACGTCAGGTTTAAATTGACCTCCTAGTTCATGCCTAAAAGGTCTTAAAACTAATTGATCTAGCTGCTTCCATAATTCACTACCTCCTGGGTCTCCATAAATTTCTTGATGGTTGATAAGCCAGCCTTCTTCTCCTCTTCCCCAAGCCCAAACAGAAATGGCTAACCGATTGTCTTGAACGTCAACTCCTACAGTCAAAATACAAGCTCGCTCTGGTATCAAATTGGACTCATAAGTCTCAACCCTGTCCATTAAAATATCTGCTCCCACCTTTGCCGCATAATCTTCCTCCCATGTTTCAGCAAGGGTTGTATTTACGAAACTTTTCAATCTAGGGGCGTCTCCTTTTGCTTTTAAAAAATCATCTACAACTTCAGCCCAACTCTTCCAACCAAGAGGAGAGTAAAGACCTGACAAGTGAAAACCTGCTGTTCGCCCGTTAAATGGAGCAGTAGCCCTCCATTCTCCTTTCGCTAAAAAAGAAGGTTTATGTTTTTCTTCAAATCTTTCTTTACAGCTTTCACATTCATATTTTGTTGTTGAAGGATCATTGTTTTCATACTTAATTTGTGACCATTTTAGCCATTGCATCGCACCACAACTAGGACAAGGAATGTAATATTTTCTTTGGTCACTTTCTAAGTATTCAGTTTCAACTCGGCTCAAGTCTTTAACAGTTGGAGTAGAGGTTAATAATACTTTTCTTCTGCTAAAAGTTGTACTTCTTTTTTCGGCTAGAGTAACAGGATCACCTTCATTATCTAGGTCTAAAG